GCTAACCTCAACGGTTTGTTAAAGCAGCCCGACCCGCCGCATGCCTTTCTCCTGACCGGCCCGACCGGCTGCGGCAAAACCACCGTCGGGCGCATCGCCGCCAGCGAACTGGGCTGCGCCGCGGACGATTTTACCGAACTCGACAGCGCCGATTTCCGCGGCATCGATACCATCCGCAACATGCGTCACAACGCAACTTACAAGGCACTGCGCGGCGAGCGCCGGGTGTGGCTGATCGATGAATGCCATAAGCTCACCAACGATGCCCAGAACGCCCTGCTAAAGGGTCTCGAAGACCCGCCCGAGCACTGCTTTTATTTTCTCGCGACGACCGAGCCTGACCGGGTGCTGGAGACCATCCGCGGCCGCTGCATCCAGCAGGTGGTGCGGCCGTTGACGATGCTGGAGATGATGCAGCTCCTGGGGCGGGTCGCGCGGGCCGAGGGCCACCCGCTGGCGCGCAATATTCTCAGGGCCATCGCCCAGCGTCACGTCACGGTTGATATCGACAGCAAGGGGGACGATATCCCGGCATGCTACCCGCGCTTCGCCCTGCAACTGTTGGAGAAGGTGCTCGCCAGCCCGCCCGAGGACCATGCCCGGGTGATCGAATTGGACGAGGGGCTGCGTGAGACCATCGATTCCTTGGTGGTGGCGATGGTGAAGCGCCAGGGCTGGACCGCCGTTGCCAAGGCGCTCTCCCGCCTCAGCGACGACGATGTCGAGCGGGTCCGCTGGGGGTGCCTGAATTACTGTAAGACGGTCCTGTTAAAAGGCGAGAACGACACCGCGGCCGAGATCATCGCCAACCTCGCCGAGCCGTTTTTCCAGAGCGGCCTCGCCGGTCTGACCCTCGCTTGCTACACGGTCGTGAGAAAACCCGACTAAAACGGTATATTTAGAACATGAGCTACGAAACGGACATCGCTATCGACGAGACCGCGCTCGATGTCGAGTGGGTCGATCACCCGCGTCGCATGCTGCTCTACTGTTCCAATGTCGCCGAGGCCCACAAGGAGATGGATCTGGCGAAGGAGAGGCTGGATTTTGTTAAGGCGACGCTCGATCAGGAGGTGCGCGCCGCCCAGAGTGGACCGAAGCAGACCGAGGCGCAGATCAGCGCGCTCGTCATCGTTCACCCGGAATATGTCAGCGCCAGCCGTGAGTACATCGAGCGCAAATACGACCACGAGATCGCGGTCGGTGCCGTCAGGGCTTTCGAGCATCGCAAGACTGCCTTGGAAAATCTTGTCCGACTCCATGCGAATGCGTACTTTGCAGGTCCGGCAATTCCCCATAATTTGTCTGAGGAACGCCAACGTCGTATCAATGCGAACGTAAGGATCATGCGGAGAAATTAAATGGCATACGAACAGCTGATAGAGGTCGCCCTCGCCCTGTTTGCTTTGCCGTTCTACGTGTTCCTACTCAGCAAGTGGGCGGCGGTCGGCTGGTGCGCGGGTGTCGATTACTGGTGTATACGATGTAATGGGAAGGACCACGATAATGGCCAAAGGCACTAGCCACCGGTTTACTTCATGGAAAGACAAGGTCTCGTTTAACAGCGCCCAGCAGCGCTCAAAGGCCTCGAACTACGGACACTTATTGCTGCCGCGCGGGGTGCCGATCTTTAAAGAAGAACCGGCGAGCCGGGTCAGCCTCGACATCCTGCCCTATATCGTCACCGACCCGAACCACCCGGAAAAGGACGAGGAGCGTGGGGTCGCGGTGCAGGGCTCGGAATGGTATCGCCGCTCCTACAAGCTGCACCGCAACATCGGGGCGGCCGACGTTGCCCTCGTCTGCCCGACCAGTGTTGGTAAGAAATGTCCGATTTGCGAGTACCGTCAAAACCTGCTCAATCGCGGGGCCAACTGGCAGGATGACGCGGTCAGGAAGATCCGTCCTTCCGACCGCTCGATCTACTATGTCGTGCCCATCGGCCATAAAAAATACGAGCAGCGGGTGCACGTCTGGGACATCTCGCATTTCTGCTTCCAATCAAAGCTCAATGACGAGATCGAGGAGAACCCCGATTTCGGCTCGTTCCCCGATCCCGGCCCGGACGGCCTGACCCTCAAGATCCGCTTTAGCGAGGAGAAGATCGGCAGCAATGTGTTTGCCGACACCAGCCGCATCGATTTCGAGCAGCGCAGCTACTCCTATGGCGAGGAGGACATCAACAACCTGTCCTCGCTCGACGAGGTCATCGACGTCAAGGATTACGCCGAGATCAAGCGGGCGTTCTTTGAGACCGGCGATATGGACGAGGACGACATCGAGGAGGATGAGCCTGAGGCAGCGCCCCGCCCGCTGCGCACCATCCCGCGCAAGGCGACCAATGGAGCCAACGGCACCGACCGCGCACCGCCACCACGCCGCACCCGGCCGCCGGTGGAGGAGGCCGAGGAAGAGGTGATCGAGGAGGGGGACGTCGCGGAGGAGCCAGAAGAGGCCTCGCCACCACCGCGCCGCGCCCGCACCCAGCCGACCGCCGCCGCGGTCGAACAGACCCGCGCCGCGCGTCCGGCACCCCGTCCCGCGGCAACCGCCGCCGCGGGGCGCGCTGGGGCCGCTACAGCGCCCACAACGCGTGCGCCGCTACAACGACAGCCCCTCACCCGTCAGGCCGCTCCTGAGGCTCCTGCGGCCGCCGCAGACGCATGTCCCGCCGGCTACCGGTTTGGCGTTGATTGCGACCTCTATCAAGAATGCCAAACCTGTGAGGTGTGGAACGAGTGCTACGAGGCCAAAGGGGAGAGCGAGTGACCCGCGGCAAGGCGATCCCCGATCTGGCCAAACAGGTCAAGGAGCGCCTCGACAGGCCGGCGCTGAAACGCGACGACGCGCCGGCCGGCAGCGACACGCATATCATCTCGACCGGCTCGACCTTATTGGATCTGGCGATCTCCGGGGGGCGGTTCCCGCGCGGCGGGATCCCCTCGGGGATCCTTGTCGAGATCTTCGGCCCTGCCAGTTCCGGCAAGACCGTGATGCTGTGCGAACTCGCCGGGGCGGTGCAGCGCAGCGGCGGGGCGGTGATGTTCCGCGATCCCGAGGCGCGGCTCAACAACCAGTTCGCCAAGCTCTTCGGGTTTGAGGTCGAGCAGGCCGACTACGCCCAGCCGGACACCGTCACCGAGCTGTTTGAGCCGATCAAGAAGTGGGAACCGAAAAATGAGAACGGCGGCATCAACGGGGTTTTTGCTGATTCTCTGGCGGCGCTATCGACCGAACTGGAGATGGAATCGGGCGACAAATACGGGCTCAGACGCGCCAAGGAATTCTCCGAGCAGTGCCGGCTCACCTGCCGGGTTCTGGCCCAGCGCAATCTTCTGATGGTGTGCTCGAATCAGGTGCGCCAGAATATCGACGCCGGCCCGTTCGAGCAGAAATACAAATCGCCCGGGGGTGAGGCCATCGCGTTCTATTCCTCGCTGCGACTGCGCTGCCATTCCCCGCGCAAGATCCACCGCGAGCGCAAGATCGGCAAAGGCACGGTCAGACGCGTGGTCGGGGTCGAGACGCTGGTCGAGGTCTACAAATCTTCGGTCGCCCAGCCCTACCGCACCGCACCGGTCTCGATCCTATACGACTACGGGGTGGACGACATCCGCGCCAATCTTGAATTTGTTAAGCAGGCGCTTGGAGCGACGAGCTACCGGGTGGGCGAGCAGAGCCTTGGCGACGCGCTCGACCGCGCCATCGGCAAGGTCGAGGAGGGCAACCTCGAAGCCGATCTCAAGCAGCAGACCATCGAGCTGTGGCACGAGATCGAGGAGAAATTCAAGGTCGAGCGCGCCGGCAAGCGGCGCTAGGGAGGAATTGATGGCTGGCCAGCTGGAACGGGAGGCCCTCGACTTCCACCGCGAGAACCCGCGCGTCTATGTCCTGGTCTGCCGGTTCGCTCAGGAGGCGATAGACCGGGGGGCCACGAAGTACGCCATCGCCACGATTTGGGAGCGCCTGCGTTGGGAGGTCCAAATCGTGACCGGCGATATGGATTTCAAGCTGCCCAACAACCACCGCGCCTATTACGCCCGTCTGTGGCTCAAAAACCATCCGCAATATCCCGACTTTTTCCGCACCTGTACCCTGCGCAGCGTCACGGGCGGGCCGCGCGACAGGTACGGTCGGGACGAGGACGACCCGGATCCGCCAGGGCCACAAGGCCCTGCTGGCCCGCCGGGTAGTGGCCCGGATGCGGGGTCATTGGAGATCCGGTCTTTGTTTGGCAAGCCGAAAGGGATTATCCCGCTGGATGGTGACGAATGATCAGAGAGGTGGCGATACTGATCCTGGGGCTATTCGGCTTATTGCTGATGGTTGTTGTCGCCGGGATGATCATGGCGCTGCCGCTATGATGACGATTGGTATAGACCCGGGCCTGCACGGCGCTGTCGCCTTTTATACGTCGGCATCGCTCCACGTCGAGGACATGCCGACCTTCACCCTGGCACGCGGGGGGAAGACCAAACTCGATATCGATACACATGGTCTTGTCCGCTTGTTGTTGGATCACCGACTCGCGACGGTCTATGTCGAACAGGTCGGCGCGATGCCGGGGCAGGGGGTGTCATCGGTCTTCGCCTTTGGCAAGGCGTTCGGCATCATTCTCGGCATCCTCGCCGCCTTGGGGGTGCCCTACAATCTGGTGCCGCCGCAGCGCTGGAAGAAGGCGCTGCAAGTCCCCGCCGCCAAGGACGGCTCGCGCGCCCGCGCCTCACAGCTGCTCCCCGCGCACACCGAGAAGTGGAAGCTGGTCAAGCACGACGGCAGGGCCGAGGCGGTGCTGATTGCGCTTTATGGGCACCGCCTGGAGAACGGGCACGCCGGTGCCACTGAAAAGCCGCAAGCCCACCAGCCGTTGCAACGGGGTAATTGATGTATTTGCTCACCGGTGATTGGCATCTCGACGGCGAACCCGAGAATGCGTATCGCTGGGAGGTCTTTGAGCGGGTGCGCGACGCCCTGATCGCGTTCGAGATCTCGACGCTGTTTGTGCTGGGCGACTTTGTCGATAAGAAGGACCGGCACTCGGCGAGTTTTGTTAACCGCCTCTTGGACGAGCTAGGGGCGCTCGACTGCCGCACCGTGATCCTCAGAGGCAATCACGACACGACGCTTAGTCCGCCCAATTTCTTCGATTTCCTGCACGACGATAAAACCGACTACATCACCCAGCCGACCGTGTGGGGGCGCAATCATCCGCTGTTGCTGCTGCCCTTTACCCCCAACCCCAAGATCGACTGGCAGGATCTGCGGCTGCCGGATTACAAGGCGCTCTTTATGCACGTCACCTACCCGGGGGCGATTGGTGAGAATGGACGCGTGCTCGAAGGCACCCGGCTGCCGCTGTTGCGCGGCGAGACCAAGATCTTTTCGGGCGATGTCCATACGCCGCAGCGCTTTAACAACTTTGTCCATGTCGGCGCACCGCACCCGGTCAAGTTTGGTGACGACTACCCCTGCCGGATGCTGATGATCAGCGAGGACACGTTTGAGATCGTCGAGGAGATCAAGCTCGAACCGACGCGCAAGCTGATGCTCGACATCACCGACGTCAACCAGCTGATCCGGTTCAAGGTGCGACCGGGGGATCAGGTCAAGATCCGCTTTCATGCCACCCCGGACGACATCGAGAAGTTTGGCGCGGTCGAGCAGCAGATCGCCGCCTGGGCGCAGGCGCACGGGGCCAAGATCGCCGCGACCGAGGTCGATGTCGCCACCGGCTATTACCGGGGGGTCGATACCAACCAGTCCCCGGCCGAGATCCTCAAAGAGTACGCGGCGCAGGAAGGGCTGAACGACAATTTGGCCAAGGTCGGCCTGGAATTGTTAAAGGAGGTGACAGGTGGTTGATGTGTTCCAGCTGCGCAAGCACGGCGACGATCATGAGTATGGCCCCGGCCCCGACGAGGACGTGGTCTACGTCGTCCAGTATTGGGATGA